CTATGCCGATACTGTCGGGGCTATCTTCGATCGAGCGCAGTTCAGCGCCGGCAACAGCGGCACGATTCGCTGCCGGATCCCGTCGGCCGTTCATGTCGGCGTCACCAATGGGTGGGACCAGGTCAGCGTCACCATTCCGTTCATTCGCGATCGTCAATACTGAGGTGGTGTTTTAAACAGCTACGTTAACCATGTGAGCCACGTTCAACCAGGAGGAGCCAATGGCACAGGGAGAATCGAATCGCGTATCCATCCGGGTCAGCAAAGAAACGGTCTGGGGGGAAACGCCGGCGACGCCGACGATGGCCATACTCCCCATCCTGAGCGATTCGTTGGTCCACAACAAACGGACCAAGCAGAGCGACACGCTGCGCTCCGATCGCATGAAGGATGCGCAGGTCCAGGTCGGCGTCGACGCCGGCGGTGAGATCCCGTTCGAGTTCCGGTTCTCGGACTTTGACGCGATCCTCGAGGTCGCGCTGTTCAATACGTTTTCGAGTGCCTCAAAGACGGGCGCCGGCACTACCAACGACCTCGCGTTTGCGGTAGCCGGCTCCGGTGTGCAGGTCATCACCGGACAGGCGGGCGACTGGACCAACTTCACCGTCGGCGCGTGGGTGCGGGTGAAGAGCGCCGCGCAAGCGGAGAACAATGGTGTGTTTAAGGTGACCGCCAAAACGTCTACCACGTTGACGGTTGCCAATGCCGCTGGGGTGAGTGAGGCGGACTCCACAGCCGTCGTGACCCAGAAGATGCTGCGGAACGGGACCACGAAACAGAGCCTCTTGGTCGAGAAGCAATACGAGGATCTGACGAACAACTATGAAAACTACCGCGGCATGCGCGTGGCCGGATTCTCGTTGAATATCCAAACGGAGCAGATCGTGACTGGGTCCGTTCGTTTCCTGGGGAAGCAGGGCTTCCTGGCCACGGCGACGGTCTCCGGATCACTGACAGGGCCAAGCACAAACGACAGCATGACGTCGTCGACGAATGTCGGCTCGATCGTCGAAGGCGCAGCCGCCCTCTCGACGGCCATCAAGTCCATCACCGTAAATCTGAATAATAACCTGCGCTCCCTACCGGGCGTCGCACAGATCTCGGCGATCGGTGTGAATGCCGGCAGCATCGGACTCACCGGCCGAGTGGAAGCATATTTTGAGGATCAAGTCCTGCTTACGAAGGTCCGCAACCATACGTCCAGCTCGTTGGAGTTCCGTCTCACGGATCCCCTAGGCAACGTGGTCGTCTTCACGCTCGGACAGCTCAAATGGAGTGGCAACCCAGTCAACCCGGGGATTGATCAGGACGTCATGCTGTCGTTGGAGTTCTCATGCGAGCGGCAGCTGACGGACAACTACATGATTCAGATCGACGCGCTGGCAGTCTAACAGGAATAGGAGGCTCATGAATCTCTATACGCAGTTCCAAACGGACGAACACAAAGAAGTCGACGGCACCTGGATGCCGTTGGACGCGACGACCCGTATTAAGATCGCGCGGATCGGCAATGCCAAATATACCGCCTGTGTGAAACGGTTGAGCGCGCCCTACCTGAAACCCGGGGTGCGCACGACCGACATTCCCGATGATGTGTGGACTGGCATCACCCTTGAAGCCATGGCCGAAACCATCCTCGTCGACTGGGACGGGGTCGTGGACAACAACAACGACCCGGTGCCGTATTCGAAAGCGGCCGCCCTCACCGCGTTGAAGGATTTGAAAGATTTTAAACTCTTGGTCGCTGGGGCCGCCGACAGCATGGAAACGTTTCGGATGGCGCGGCTGGCGGAGTTGGAAAAAAACTGATTGCGGCTCTCACCTGGGGACTCAGGTGGGGGCCGAAAGCCGGGGAAAAGGTGTCCGATGGAGAGTTCCTGCAGAAAATCGCCAGCAAGACCGGAGTGCAGCCGTCTGCAATTGCCGCACGGCCTGAGTTGCAGCTGCACGAACTGCCCTTCTGGCAGGCTTTTAACACGCTGCATCTCAGCCGTTCCAGCACAGGATTTGGACCGGGAGCGATTCCCTTGAGCGAGATCGTCATCTATGCAGACTTGATCCAGCTGCCCAGCGGGGAGGAACGCGAGGAGTTGGTGCAGATGATGCGGGCGATGGATGGAGCCTATCTGACCTGGATGCGAGACAACCATGGCTGACGCACGGATCGATGTTGTCATCGGGTCGGGGCAAGCCCAGAGCGGGGCCAACGCGGTCAACCGCGCGGTCAACAGCGTCAAGACCAATTTTCTCGATCTGAGCGCCAAAGTGTTCGTGGTTCAGCGGGCGATGACTCGCCTGTGGGGCATGGCCTCCGGCGCGGCCCAGTTCGAGGAAACGCTGGGCCGGCTGAATCGGCAGATGGGGGCGTGGAATAGCACGGCCCAGCTCATGGTCAATAGTCTGCAGACGGTCACCCAACATCAGCTCTCCGCCGCGCAAGCGGCCACCATGGCGAGCCGCGCGCTCGCGTTGGGACTCAATCCCGACCAAGTGCGGACCTTCACGCAGGCGGCCGACACGCTCAGCGATGTGCTCGGCACGTCCATTCCTGCGGCGTTCGACCAGATCGTGCAAGGGGCGATCACTGGCCGCGCACAGATCCTCGGCAACATCGGCGTCTATGTGGATCTGGAGGACCAGGTCCGCAAGCTCGCGGTGTCTACCGGCCGCACGACTGAACAAATCACGAAGCAAGAACGGGCGATGCTGGCCGCGAAAGCCATTACGGAGCAAGCGGGCGATGCGATGCGGAAGCTCACGGACGGCGCGGTATCCGATGCCGACCGGCTGAGAGCGGTGGAAGCGCGCTGGGAAGATTTATGGACCACGATCGGGCAAGGGGCGAAGCGCACTGTCATTGATGTCCTGGATGCATGGGCCACACTGAAGAAAGTGCTCGAGCCGGAAGAATCCGGATTCTCACAGTTGCGGCGCTTCTTGAAACGTTTCGACCCGCAAGCGCAAGACGACGCGGTCTGGCAGGAAGTGTTAGGGCGCGCGATTGTGCAGGACACGCAGGGCAATCTGGGCCGGCCGCCACAGCGCGTGCCGCAACCGGTGCCGGGACTCCCCACCGCCTTGCAAGGCAAGCAGCTGGACGCTGAGCGGGAACGCGTCAGTCAAGCGCTGCAAGGCGACTTCGACCGGACGAAGGCCCGGTTCGACGCGATTGGCCAGCTCTATGAGCTCGATGTCCAGCGGCAGATTTTGAGCCAGGAAGAAGTTGTCCAGATCAAGGGCACGCTGCGGCTGCAGGAATTGGCGAAGCAGGGGGAAACCCTCAATCGCCAGATCGAGCTGGAGAAGGCGTTCCATGATCGTCGCGTGAAAATGGGGTTTGAATCGACCGAGGAGCGCATCGAAGAGGATGAGCGGTACCGCTCCAAGGTATTTGAGATCAACCAATCCATCCTCTCGAACGTCACTGCCTTCGGCGTGGCGCAAGAGCGGAACGAAGCGGAGCGGGCGCTCGCGCGCGGTGTCGCCGAATCCGCCCTCGGGCAGCGGGTGGCCGAGGATGCGAAGGCGCAGTTCGATATCCGGGAGGCCTGGCGGCAGCGGGACTTCGACGCGACGCAGACGTACTACCAGGGCGAGCTCGAGATGGCGCACGCCCGGTTTGCCAGTGACGAAGAGATTGCGCGGAAAGAACGGGAGCTGCTTCGGGCGCAGCTCGCCTTCAAACTGCGGCTCACCGAAGAAGAAACGAATCAGCTGCTGATTCTCCGGCAGAGCCACCATTTCGAAGGCGTGCGCGACATCCTCGGCCGCGCCGATCCCATGCTGCCGCCCACCGCGCGCGAGGGCATTCTGGAGTCCGGCGCGGCGAAAGACATCGAGCTGCGCGAGCGGGCGACCGGGGATTTCTTCGCCGGCTGGACCCGCGGCCTGCAGAAGTATGTCCGGGATACCGAATCGTCGTTCGGCTTTGCGCAGGACATGGCGCGGCGGACCGCGCAGACGATGGAGCAGAGCTTTCAGCGGTTCTTCTTCGACAGCCTGGACGGGAAGTTCCGGTCATTCAAAGACGTCCTGGCCGGCGTGCTGGATTTCACCAAACAGATCGTGTCGCAGATCGCCGGCCAGCTGGTGATGATGGGGATCGTCAAGCCGGGCGCGTCGGCCTTGTCGGGCTTGTTTGGCAGTCTGGGCGGTGGAGGGACCACGGCCGTGGCCGCGCACGATTACTCAGGCGTCAATTTCCCGAAGTTCGCCTCGGGCGGAACGGGGAACTTCGGAGCCGGCACGCCGGTGCTCCTCCACGGGATCGAGGCGGCGGTGCCGCTCCCAGACGGCCGCTCAATCCCGGTGACGCTGCGCTATCCCACGGCGATGCCCACCGGGCAGGCGGTCGCCGTGTCAGTCCCCGTCACGATCGTCAATCAGCACGAGGGTGCCAAGATTGAAACGCGGCAGTCGACCGGCGCGAACGGGATGCCGCAATTGGAAGTGCTGGTGACCAAGCTGCTGAATCAAACCATGGCCGACGGCCGGATGGACCACACCATGAAGGCCCGGTTTGGGCTGACGCCGGGAGAACGCTGATGGCTACGTGGCCGGGCACGCTGCCGACGATTCCCTTGCGCGACAGCTATCTGGAAGGCCAGCAACAGGGCTCGGCGATTCGTTCGCCGGAGGATCACGGGCCCCCCAAACAACGTAATCGCTTCACGGCCGCTATGAAGCCGTTTCGGGTGGCCTATGAGATGACCGGCGCCCAGCTCGATACCTTCTGGACCTTTTATCGGACGACGTTAGGGAACGGCGCCCTGACGTTCGACGGACTGCCGCATCCGCGTACCCAGGCGGCCGTGATCCATCGCTTCAATGTCGACAATCCGCCGTCGACTGTGCCGAGCGGTTGGGACAGCTACATCATCACCATGAATATGGAGCAGATGCCGTGAGAACGACCTCGACGCTCTTTAAGGCCATGGCTCATGCGCAAGAGACCGGCGAAGTGCTGTTGGCCCTGATAATCATCACGCATGAGTCGATCGTCGACGGGCCGCTGCGGCTCGTCCAGGATCTGCAGCCGCTGACCAGCAACGGGAATGTGTATACGGCGTTTCCGCTTGAGGTGCGGTTGCCGGCCGATCGGGATGCTGGTCCGGCGAAGGTCTTGCTCACGATCGATAACATCGATCGGTCGATCGCTGTCGCCCTGCGCAGCATCCCTCCCAGCAGTCCGCCAACCGTCACCATTGATCTGGTCATCGCCAGTCAACCGGATACGATTGAGCTCTCGATGCCTGATTTAACGCTCCGCACGATTAGCGGTGATGCGTTGCAGATCGAAGGGGAATTGCGAATGGACGAAGAGGATTTGACGGAGTTCCCGGAAGGGTCATTCACCCCACAGGTCACACCTGGTTTGTTTCGATGAGGCCAGCATGGGCAGGCAGCTATCTACAAATCCCGTTTCTCGAACACGGACGAACTCGTGCCGGCCTGGACTGTTACGGACTCGTCCGGCTCGTATTTCAAGAGCAGCGCGGCATCGAGCTGCCCAGCCTGACCCACGGCTATGCCACGACCACGGATGCCGACGAGATTCTGACCCTGTTTCGCGGCGAACTCCTCGCACACTGGCAGGAAGTCCCGACGACACAGGCGCGCCTGTTCGATGTGGCCATCTTTCGCATCCTGGGACAGCCCATTCATTTCGCGCTGGCGTTGGATCCGCCATGGTTCCTGCACGTCGTGAAAGATACCGATGTGTCGATCGAACGCTGGGATGCGCTTATTTGGGAGAAACGGTTGGTGGGGATGGTGCGATGGCAGGAGTGAGCTCGTGAACACATTGTTTCAGCAGCGCCCACGTTTGTGCTTCTGTCCCGTGGCCGTCGTAGCCGCGGCGATATTCCACGAACGACGTGCGTGCATCGATAGGTTGAAAGGTGACTTCAAACAGGGTGGACCGGGCATAAATCGCATAGACCCGAATCATTGCCGGGTCCACCTCACGAGTCGATTGCACAACAGGCTGTCCGAAGCGCCACGAATCCGTCTCGATGCGCGCTTTGGCGCATGCGGCGAGCTGTTCATGCGACTGGGAGAAGGTGCCCGTTTGACGTGGATCGGTGTTCCGCACATCACCAAGGCTAGTACCCATGCAGCCTGACAGGGACAGCAAAATGGAGAGCAGGATAGACGTTTGCATGGATCCAAGCGTAGCAGACGCCCTTGCCCGAAGCAAACGAGAAACGCCGGCTGGTTTTCTCCGGGTGCTGGCCTGCCCGTCCCTCTTTCTGGAACACGGCCGCATTGATCGCTATGTGCCGGCAGGGGCCACCGTCGCGGAGCACATGCGGGCGTTGACGTGGCACCCGGAGGGCCTGCACGCGCGAGTGTTCATCGACGGGGACTTTGTCGAGCAGGCCCAGTGGGAATATGCGGTGCCGCAAGCTGGTCAGGCCCTGAGCCTGCGCGTCATTCCGCAGGGGGGCGGTGAGGGCGGGAAGACGGCGCTGCGGATCGTATCCATGCTCGCGCTCGTCGTCGCCTCCATCTTCGCGCCGTATTTAGCGCCTGTTGGCTGGGGATTGGTTGGGGCCTGGACCGGCGCCGCGTTGTCCGCCACCATTTTGCTGGCGGGGTCTCTGGCTATCAACGCCCTCATCCCGCCAGCCCGGCCTCGATTGAGGGAACTGTCCACGACCGGCAATGCCAGCCCCACCCTATCCCTGACCGGTTTTTCCAATCAGCTGGCGCCCTATGCGCCGATTCCACGGGTCTATGGCCGGCATCGCCTCTACCCCACCATGGGGGCCACGCCGTTTACGGAAATCGTCGGCAACGATCAATACCTGCGGTTGCTGTTCTGCTGCGGGTACGGTCCGCTGGCGCTCTCGGATCTCAAGATTGGTGAAACGCCCGTCGAACAGTTCACACATATCGAAACGGAAATCCGGTATGGGTTCGAGAACGACGCCCCGCTCACGCTCTACCCCGACGATGTCTACGAGGATCAGCTGTCGATCGCCCTGACGCAAGCCGGAAGCTGGCAACAGCGGACGAGTCAATCGAATGCAAAGGAACTTTCTGTCGACATCGCGTTCCCGACCGGATTGGGAGATTTTAGCAGTCCTGAGCCGGCGCTGCTCAATGTGCAGGTGGACGTGGAATACCGGCTGGTCGGGGACGTGAGTTGGACGGCGGTGAACAATACCCCGGCGAAGGTGGCGTCGGTGACCACGAATTTTCCGGGGGCCAACAACGATCTGGTCATCACGGCGACCGCGGCGGGGTCTGCGAGAAATCAAGTCGCCGTCGTGGTGACGCGCGGGGACGGCCTGGGCGCGGAAGTGCACGCGCTGCAATTTTTCGCCGTCACCATCGTGTCCGGCGTGACGACGGGCGCGCAGGTGAAAGCGCATCTGGAAGCGACGCCGGCATTCAACGCGCTGTGTACTGTGGCATTCGCGCCGGGCAATGACGGCACCGGCACGATCACCCTGCCGCCGTTCCATTTGCGGAGTCCGAGCAGCTACATTCTGTCCCAGCTCGCGGGCGGGGCCGACGAAATCGGAAGCTTTGAGATCACCGACAAAGTGCCCACGCTGGTGCGGGCGTCGCTTCGCTGGCCTGTGGAGACCGTCGGCCAGTACGAGGTGCGGCTGCGGCGGTCGACAGATGACCGTGCACAGAACACGCTCCGCGACCTGGTGTATTGGACAGTCCTACGGACGATTCAGCCGGACCAGCCGGTGTCGAAACCGGGACTGTGCCTCGTGGCCATGCGCATCAAAGCGACTGACCAGCTCAACGGCACGGTGGATCAATTTAATTGCATCGCGGAGAGTCTTTTGCCCGACTGGACCGGATCTGAATGGACGCTGCGCTCAACCAGCAATCCCGCGAGCATCTATCGCGATATTTTGCAAGGCACTGCGAATCGTCGGCGGAAGGAGGACAGCCGGCTAGATCTCCCCACCATCCAAGATTTTCATGAGCGATGCACCGCTCAGGGGTTTGCGTTCAATGCGGTGATTGATTTTCGCACGACCGTGAGACAGCTGCGGCAAGATGTCCTGGCCGTCGGTCGCGGGACGTTCGGCCTGCGCGACATGAAGTACAGCATCATCCAGGACCTGCTGCAGACCACGCCCGTGGATGTGGTCACGCCTCGAACGGCCTACGGGTTCCGCTGGACCAAACGTTTTATCGAGATGCCGCACGGATTCAAGGTGCGCTTTGTCGATGAGACCAACGATTGGAAACAGACCGGTGAGCGCATCGTCTATGCCGACGGCTATACCGCGGCCAATGCCACGATCCTGGAGGACGTGGACGCCGGACTGGGGGTGACCAACGGCGATCAAGTCTGGAAACTCAAGCGGCGGGAATTAGCCGAGGGCCTGCTGCGCGCCGACGATTACGAAGTACAGATGGATTTTGCGCACCTCACGTTCACACGCGGCGACCGCCTGCAGATCCAGCACGATGTCATTCTCGCCGGACTGCTGACGGCCCGCATCAAGAGTGTGACGCTCAACGGGAGCAGCGAAGCGACCAGCATCACCGTCGACGACCTACTGGTGATGGGATCCGGTGTCTCCTATGGCGCACGGATCAAGATGGCCAATGGTACGCAGCTGGTCCAGCAGATTGTCACAGCCGAAGGTGAATTCGATGCCGTGGTCTTCACGACGCCCATTCCGGCCGGGAGTGTGCCCGCGGTCGGCGATCTCGTGATCTTTGGTGAGCTGGGCCGTGAAAGTCTGGATGCGATCGTCAAAGGCATAGAACCGGGTACCGACTATGCCGCCACGATCCATCTCCTCGACTATGCGCCGGGCATTCAAACGGCCGACAGCGGGCCGATTCCGCCCTTTGATAGTCATCTCACCTTGCCGGCGACCGCCAGCTCGCCCAAGCCGGTGATCATTCAGGTGCAGTCGGATGAATCCGTGCTGCTCCGCGATGTGGACGGCAGTTTTCAGAGCCGGATTCTCGTCACGCTGCATTTCAATTCCGGGTTCCGGCTGCCGGTGACGAAGATCGAAGCGCACTACCGGGCCACCGATTCTCCCGGCGCCTGGACACAGATTTTTGCACCCGTGGCCGGCACCGCCGTCGATGTGACGATCGCGCCGGTGCAAGACGGCCTGCGCTACGATATCCGCTTGCGGACGGTGGACGACATCGGCCGCACGTCGGACTGGGCGCTGATCAATGCCCATACGGTCGTCGGCAAAACCACGCCCCCGCCGGATGTCACCGGTCTGACCTTCGATTCAGCCGGCATCAGTTGGGCCTATCCGAATCCCCCGCTCGATTTCGACGGGTTCTTGATCCGCGTGCGGCCCGGCACCAGTCCGGTGTGGGGCGATGCCTTCCAGCTGAACGCGGTGCCGGTGACGAGCACCTCCTATCCGATCATTTCAGACGGCTCGACGCGCGTGATTATGGTCAAGGCCGTCGATGTGGCCGGGCTCGAAAGCGCGACCGTCGCCTGGATTCTGCAGGACAGCGCAGCCTTGGTGCTGCGCAATCTCGCCGAGACGATCGATCTTAAGGCGATCGGGTTTCCCGGCACTCAGACCGATTGCACGGTGGTCGGGGACAATCTCACGGCTGACAGTCAGACCAATTTCTGGGCGAACAACACGGCCTTGTTCTGGTCCGCCGACAGCACGCTGTTCTGGCAGGGCAGCTACAAAGACCTGCGCTACACGTTCACCGTCGTGCCTCCGGCGCGCGGGCGGACCGGCATCATGCGGTTGCAGCTGGGCATTACCGCGCAGGGCTGGACGATCGAGTACCGGCCTGGCTCCACGGTCTTGTTCTATGCGAGTGACAGCGCCCTGTTTTGGTCGAGTGATGCGGCGTTGTTCTGGCCCGGCGCCGCGCCGGGCTTCACGACCTGGCCGGGCGCGCTCGAATTTCCGAAACGGCAGGATTATGAATTTCGGGTGTCGGCGGTCGGCGGCCAGGTCCAGGGCGTAGTGAGTCTGCTGAATATCCTGTTCGATATGCCGGATCTGCGCGAGGTGTTCGATTCGGTGTTGGTGCAGAACGGCGGGACGCGGCTGCCGCTGACGAAATCGTTTCAGCAAATCACGGCCGTGACGGCGACCCTGATCGGCGGCGCCCATCCGGCCACGAAAGTGAAGGTGATGGACAATCAACTCTCGCCCGGGCCGCTGGTGCAAGGGTTTGACGATCTCAACATCGATGCCATGGGGCAGATCTATGCGGTGGTC